TGAACTGCCAGTGGTCATCAAGGTCGCTGATGTCTTGTTCAAAATGTGTGCCTACCACATTGTTGGTTATCTTGGCATAGGTACTGCTTTCATATGGGCTGCAGCTACGGCAGCTGAGATTGCAGAAGTTGCTAAACTTGATGCGGAATTCAAACTCCTGCACTGTGCGATCTGCCAAGAACTGCCTCAGACGATCTTCGGGTATTTCTATGAATGCACGCAGACGTTCACTTTGTCCGCCATTCTCTTCTTCGCGCCGGCAGGCATGGCAAGCAGCAGGCCATTCGCCGGATTCTTGCTCGATCTTTACATCAAGAAAAGGATCATCACCGGGTGCAGGTCGGAACAACACCGGATCGAGATTGCAGCAACAGGTGCGGAAGATTTCGTTGGTGACCTGATCGCTGCGTCTCACGTCCATGGTGATGTAAGGAGCCACACACAGCGCAGGGTGTTGTTGAGCCCATTGCATGCGTTGCAATATCGTGCGTTCAATGTCTTGGGTCATCGCACTCGGAAACTTTCTCCACAACCGCACCTGTCCTGTTCATTGGGATTCACAAAGTCAAAACCTTCGTTGAGTCCTTGCCGCACCCAGTCCATGGTCAGACCCGACACATAAGGCAAGCTGCGCTGATCCACCCACACCCGCACACCGTGGCTTTCAAAGCATTGATATTCTTCGGTGTTGGGTTCGTCATCCACAAATTCCAGCACATAGGCCAGGCCCGAACAACCCGTGGTCCTGACACCTATCTTGATGCCCAGCCCGCGGCCGCGACGCTGGAGATTTTGCTGTGTCTTGGTGGCCGCTAATTCTGTGAGTGCGATCATAGTGTGTCTATCCTTTTTCTTGTGTCCCACCAGGCTTCGTCACGACCACAGTTTCTATGACATACGATAAGTCCGCCTTCCACTATGGTATCGTGGCGCCAGGTCTCGGAAATGCGATTGAACCACTGGATACAGTGTGACAATGGATGTTGCAAGGCATTGTTTTCTGCATCTTCCAACAAGGGTCTCAACTGTTTGGCCGGTGGATAGATAGGAGCTTTGATGGTGCGTGGATTGTGCCCAACAAAACAACAGGGGTAAACTTCGCCAAGGCTGTTGATGTAGAGATCGCCCTTTTTCTTGGCCGCACATTCTACACGCCGTTTGGTGTTGTCAAGTATTTCTCGACTCCACATGCCGGGGAATTTTTTCAATCGATCCTTGCTGTATTCGCGATGGTCCATGACCAGAGACCATCCTTCAATGCCGTGGCTGAACTCACCGTTTGGCCCAAAGGCGATCGATGACCCGCGATTGGTACTGGCTTCTAGCAGTTGGAATTCTGCGAATCCCAGTTCCTGGGCTCGCTGACGGCATGTATCAATTTGGTGTCGATTGTGGTCAAACTCGATCATCTTCCATACCGCACGGCCTCCGGCCTCCATGAAGATCTTGGCGTTGCGGATCACTGTGGTCCAAAGAGTATTTTGCCGATAGAGGTGATGCGTGTCTTCTAGGCCATCCAGGGCGAAGTTGCACTGTATGCCTAACCTGCCCAGTCCTTGCCAGAGCTCGGCGCGACCTGCGCCACCATTGGTGTTGGCTTCGATCCTCAGCTCAGGGTTGACCTCCAGCAACCAGGCCGTGATATCCACGATTTCGGGATTCATCAGCATGTCGCCGAGGTTGCCGTTGTAGAGCACGAAGTGCAGCTGGCGCACGAAATCTCTGGGCAAGATCTGCTGCACTTCGGTCAAGGCAAGATTGCGTTCAGTGTAGCCAGTGTTGACATTGAACCCACGCTCGTTGCGCACACAGCCCGGACACCGAGCATTGCAAAAACTGCTGGGTTCTAGCTGTATGCTACGGATGTCTGCGAGTTCATACATGCTGGCCCTGAGATCTAGCCAGCCTGGCGGCTGCGATAATCTTCTATGGCTGCTTTGATCGCATCCTCAGCCAATATCGAGCAATGGATCTTAACTGGCGGTAGCGCGAGCTCTTGGGCGATTTCTGTATTCTTAATGCTTGTTGCCTCATCAAGAGTTTTTCCCTTGACCCACTCGGTAACAAGGCTGCTTGAAGCAATAGCCGATCCACAGCCGTAAGTTTTGAAACGAGCGTCTTCGATGATGCCATGTTCGTTGACCTTTATCTGTAGTTTCATTACGTCTCCGTCATCCGCACGCTGGGGCGCCAACCATACCGGTCCCAACGTGCGGATCTCCTTTATCAAACGAACCTACATTTCTAGGGTTTTCATAGTGGTCAATGACCTTGTTACTATAAGCCAAGATATTCTCCTAAAACTGATTTCACCACATCTTCGGATTGAAAACTGTCCCACTTAGATCTATTTTCTTCTCCTAGAATGTAACGCAGATTTTGTCTGCTCCCGATAACTTTTGGGTCTATTTTTAACTCAAAGCCCTGACGAAATGGTATAATATGATCTAGCTGGTACTGATGCTTGTGTTTTCCAGTGTTAGCAGGTACTAAGCCATCCTTCCTCATTGCATAAACACTTCGATATGTGGCTTGTTTGCATTGTCGTTTGTACGCAGCGAAATCGTCATCTATGTAGTTCTTTGGCCGAGTGTTGTTCACACGACCGTTTTTATTAGGATTGTTTTCAAGGAATCTTTGTCTAGCAAGTTCATTTGGTATTCCTTTATTCCAACCGTGACCTTTGTTCAACCCTTCCATATTCATTTTTGTCTTTTTATACTCTTCAGACATAGTCATACCTTTATTCCAAGGCGTATGCCCAGGGCGGTTTTGTGGATTTTTACAGCCCTGAGAGCAATATTGCACCATCCGTGGTCGGGTTACAAATTCATTTCCGCAGTGCCCGCAAAGTTTTTTGACTCCGTACTTGTTTTTCATACAAGTATTTATCATTGGCGCACCAGCATGTGCCGTACTATTCTCGATTCCCAAATAGTTGTAACAGGCTGACGAAGATATTTATAAAGTTGATGTAGAGGCTGAGTGCACCGAACCATTGATAGCGTTCAATCTCACCTGCTGAAGCCGACCAAAACATGTCTCGGATGCGATTCATGTCATAGGCAGTGAGTCCCAAGAAAATCAGTATGGTCAGCACGTTCAAGGTCATCTGCAGCACAGAACTGGCCACAAAAATGTTGACGATGCTGACTACAACGAGTCCAATCACTCCAGCGAACAAAAATGGACCCCACCCGGAAATGTCTCGTTTGGTAAAATAGCCCCAGCCAGCCAAGGCACCAAAGCTGACGGTGGTACCGATCAAGGCCTGGACAATGGATGCTGTAGTGTAAACAGCAAAGATCATGCTGAGACTGATGCCCATCACTGTGGCAAATGCGAAGAACCAGGCACGTATGGATCCAGTACTCATGCTGTCGCCACGCCAGGCCAAGAACAGGCTCATGGCCAAGGGAGCAAAGATGATCACATAGCCCAGGATTCCCGAAAATAACATCGGTACCAGTCCCGAAGCGGAAATCAGAGCGGCCACAGCCAATGTGGCCAAAATGCCAATGGCCATGCGGCCTAAAACTCCGGCCACGGCCGTGTTTAATGCACTCACTGCTGAAACGGTCTGCATATCAGTCTCCTTAGTTGCGATTGGTTTGTATAGTGATCAACTCACCACGATAGTCCAAGGTCAGTACATACCCCTGTTGAACCTGTGTGGGTACCATGCGGCATACCTCGCGGGTGCGTAGTTCCACTTGATCTTGGCCCATGCGTTCGCCCACATTGGCGCCCACGATGGCTCCCACGATGGTGGCAGCGTCGCGTCCTTTGCCTTCGCCGACTTGATTGCCTAAGATACCACCGGCGATGGCGCCAACCAGGGCACCTGATCCGCTGTTGTCCTGTTGCACTGTGACCACTTGACATTGGCGCTGGTGCACAGTGACATAGCGCGGTTGAGCATTGACCACCCGAGCATAGTCCATGGCCATCACAGGAGTGGCCGCAAAAGCGAGAATAAAGATAAGGTTTTTCATGACAGTCTCCTTTAAGCTAGTATAACACTTCCAGCCCAAGAAGTCAACTGCTATTTTTCTGTGCTCGTTTCATGGCCGATTTGGCCGATTTGGCTACGATGTCTTGGGCTTTGTTCACAGGCATGGCAGGAGCTTCGGTTGACCCAGTCTTGAACTTGACCATTCCGGTATTGGGGTCAGGAGTCTCCAGAACCGCATTCAGCGGTTTTTGGGTGATCAATTCACCGATGTTGTCCTGAGTTACTGGGATGCCCAGGCTTTGGGCCAAACTGATCAAAGCATCCGTGCTGATTTCGGGACGGCTATTGGTATCCTGGGCCCGGCCTTGCAGGAATTCGACCAAGGCCAGCAGCTGGGTGGGATCAGGAGTGGGCTGTGACCCAGCCACTTCCCTTATCAGCATTATCTGCGAGCCCGGCCCAGTGTGCCTGCAGGTGCGTCATCGGGCTCTTCTTGGGGTTCGATGTTGGCATCAATATCCAGTTCGGCATCGAGATCCATTTCGCCGTCCACGCCGGGCGCAGCATCAACTTCGGCATCCACACCCAAGGTGTCGGCCACGTCCACAGGACCTTGGCCAGTGACCACTCCCAGTGCTGTTTCCAGCTGGGTCTTGGTGCCTTGAAGATTCTGCATGAGACCGTTGAGTGCTGCAGCAGCATCAGCATTGAACTGTGCGGCTTGGTCGGCACCAATCTGATTGCGTATGCTGTCAACCAAGGCCGGCAGCTCTTTGAACTGCAGTTCGCTGACATCTTCCAGCATGCCTTGTACCTTGTCGACCATGTCTTGTGCAGCCAATACTACCTGGGCCTGTTGCACTTCGCTTTCTTTCAGCGTGCGATAGGCACGACGCAGCCGATTTTCAGCCATGGCAGTGGCTTCGGCATTGATCATTTCTTGTTCTTGCTGTGTGAGCGGCTGCTTTTTGGCCAGCTTGTCTTTGGCAGCTTTGAGTTTGGGATCAATGGGCTTGTTGGGTGCAGCAGGAGTGGATCCAGTGGCAGCAGGAGTAGCGCCCATGCTGGGAGCAGTCATTTCTTGGATGCGACTGATCAAGGCCTGCTCCATCATTACCAGTTTGAGATAAGCAGGATCTTTTTCGCTGGTGTGTCTGGCTGTGGTAGCACGATGCTCACCTAGGATGCCACGCACACGACGCAACATACGGCGGCTCTGAGATCGATCAAGGCGATCAATAGCCAGATCACCAAAGTGGCTTTCAATCACTTTAGTGATTAGTTTTGATTGCTGTGGAACAGCCAGTTCTTGCAGTTTCATTTGAGAATCCTCTCTGTTGCCAATATTTAGTCGAATTTACACATTTTTCCAATTGGCTCTTGATGCTGTGTAAGCTCTGTATCTTGATCTGTATCTTGTCCAGCACTGTCTGCCGGAATCCCATGTTGTTGCTGCGTTCAGCCAAGGCACGCCGGCATTCTATGTCGCGGCTCAAATTGCGCTTTTTCATGTCCAGATCTTGTATCTGCCTGGCTAGATCATAGCGCCGACCACGATCGGCCAAACACCAACTCAGAGCTATCCTGCGACTGGAGAATTCTCGAGGATCTTGTGTGGTACACCGGACCAGGCATGACCCTGAAAAGTTCTGTAAAAAATATTTGCCAAACACGATGTGATTTCCGTGCCCGTCAGGAACGATTATTTGTGCCAGTAGACGTCCAAATTCGTTCTCGGCCCAGCGGTCCACCTTGTCTTGCTGATTCATTTTAGTATGTATTCCACCACCAACCAACCCAGCACGGCCAACAAGGCGCCAATGATGCCCAGTCCCCAACCGATGATCTGGTCACTGCGCTTTTCTGACATAGTATGCACCAACTCATGTGTTTGCTGCGCGATAGATTTGACTTCCGTCACGTCGGCTTCCACAGCTTCCAACTTGGTTTCCAAGTGCTTGTAGCGCAGGGCACAGAGATCCACATGTGCTTCCAGGCTCTTTTTTTCAATGTCAGTGGTGTCCACGATCTGTCTCCATACCAGTATTTATGGGTTCAAACCAGATATTCTGGTCCGGCCCTTGGCACACGATGGTATCACTGTGGGTAAGCACTTCGGCAAGTCCCAGTATCATAGGCACGCCCTGGCATTCTTGCATCAAGGCTGAAAAGTCATCGGCTTGACCTGACTGGCTGTAAACAAGATCATTTTCCACTGTGAAATCAAATGACCATACCCCTTCGTTGCACACGGGTTCGGTGACATCAAAGGGCTGGGCACGCAAAGCTATCAGCTGATTGAGGGTTTCCCAGTTTCGCTGCTGATTTCGGCTACGATTCCATGATCCAATGTCGTTGATGACCTGCCCGGCTTGATCTTGATAAGGCACGGCAGTGGCACGGAAATGACCCACCACTGCTGTGGCTGTGCAATCAAAGTGGGTCTTGACTCGGATCTTCATGGCAGTTATTTACTGGCCAATAAAAAACCCAGGATATTTCTATCCTGGGTTGCGACTTGATCCTACAGGGATCAGGAAGTGGCCAGTTTGAAGCCCACGCTGGCAGCACTGTTGAGCTGGAAGCCATCATAGGTGATGTTGGCTGTGCTCAGGAACTCAGCAGCACTGGTGTTGGTGCTGGCGTTGGCGAAAGCACCTGTGGGGTACACGCCAAAGCTGATCAGTGTGCCATCGACCTGGTACATAGCGATCGTGGATTTCTGCTGGATGGCCTGGATCACGTTGGCCACATACTCTTGCACGCCTTGCTGACCAACCACTGTGGTGTTGGCTGTGACACTGAAGAAGTCCAGCTTGGGACCAGCAGGATTGACTGGAGTTGCTGCAGTAGATGCAGAAGCAGCGACAGGACCATTCTGTACATCCAGTGCAAATACTGGTTGTGCGTCACCATTAACAACGGTAAAATATGCCATTTTAATATCTCCTTAAATTATGGTCTCGATGGACCTGCTTTTATTTACCAAACCGAGACCAAAACCTGGGTCTAGGCCGGCAGATCAGCGGTTTTGTTCGCGATTGCGGGCAGCAAAGGCTTCAGGATCAAACCTGCCCACGGCCTTGGCATAGCCCGCGGGTGTGGCCATCACCCAGCCTTCTTGTCCCGGATGTTGGGCATCCAGCTGGCGCCGGAGATCTTCTTTGAGATCGTTGAGCAAGAGAAATGCCGAAAATGCTGCAGCCATGGCTTCGGTGTTGCTGGTAGGGCTGCGTAGATATTCTACGATGTTGCGGAATTTCTGCGG